TGTAAAATCTACTATACCTTGTTCATTACCCACTGTTGGTTCTGTAGTAGCAGGATCTTCAGATTCTTGCTCACCTGCTTGTAATACTTCTTGACCTATTTGGATACCATATTGATTAAAGTATGTTACTGTTGTAGTGCCATCTGAATTTTTTAATCTTGTTGTTCTAGCAGGATCTCTCTGTGAGAATAAAGGGTTTGGTCTAGTACCTCTACGTACCTCTTCTCCTCTAGAATTATAATATATAACTTCTATAGTTCTAAAGTCAGCAGATATAGAACCATCTGTAGTTTTAGTAGGATCTATTTCAGTAGGATCATATTCTTCTTCTGGTTTTGTTTCCTCTTCTTCTTCAGGTTTTGTTTCCTCTTCTTCTTTAGGAGGTGTTGTAACTGGATCATCCTCAGTACCTGCTGCACCATCAGGGCCAAATGTAGTATCACCTTGCGATAGTCTAAGATCTGTTGCATTAACTGTGCCATCGTTATTTAGATCAGTTACCTGATTAAATTCTTGTGTAAAGGGGCTTGCTGCCATTGCAGCAGCGTCTCCTTGATCTACAGTAGGATTTCCTGTATTAAATGACGGATTATTTGTTAAGTAATTTTGACCAGATTGATTTCCTTTAGCTCTAGCTACAGCATCATCTATAAGTTTTTGATCAATATTAAACATACCTCCGTAATTAAACCTACGTAAGGCTTCTGCTCTCATTTGTTTTTCTTTATCTGTCAAGGGTACTTTAGGCATATTTCTCTCTCTAGCTCATTATAATCTTTATTAGCAAACCTATTACAGAAACACTTGCTCCTATAAGTATTGCTTCTATTCTATACAGTCGTTTGTCTATGGCTTCATATCTACTAGTACATGCATCTACATGATCATCTATCTTTTGATTTACTAGGCTTGCAGTAGGTTTAGACATGTTTACTCCTTATGTTAATTTTGTAATTGCACCTGTTGCGTATGACAGGCTAAAACTTGTGCCATCTGTATATGTTACAGTTCTTATAGTTACTCCATCAGTGGTAGATTCTTCACTGCTTTTAAGGTTAGGATGTGCTTTAAACCCTGCATCAGAAGTATAAGTAAATTCTAAAGTTTTAAAGAATGGTGGAAATTCGTTATCATTATCTGCATCTCCTTGGTCTTTAACATGTGAATTTGAATTATTTTCTGCTGTATATGTATGTAATACTGAATCGCTAAGAGAGTGGAATACTTGCACACCATCGCTTGTGTAATTAAAAGTAAGTTCTCCTTGCACTGTAGCTAGTACAACATTCTCTACTCCACCATACAGTGTATCTGTTCTTATTAATAATTTCATTATCTTAATGTCTCCTTATAAAAAATCTGGTTTAGTTGGAAAAGCAATATTTGGAAAACCATTTTGTGCAGGTAAATCCCTTAATGCTTGTCTATATGTAACTGCTTCAGCTTTTTGCTCATCAGTTAAAGGGCTGTCTGTAGATGTTGTCCAATCACTTTCTTGCAAAAGTGCAGTTCTTTCTAATTTTTTAGATTGCAATAATTTTTCTTCTAAGTTTGGATCTTCTCTATTATCTACTTCAATTTCAACAACTTTTCCAAGACTTGCATCGTATACATTTTCTTTTGCCATGTTTTCTCCTTATTTCTTAATTGCGTAAACAACTATTATACCTTCTTCAAAACTTCCAGTACCAGTATAAAAATAAAATTGTTCTGCGTAATCAGTTGTTGTTGCAGAATTAGCTGAACTAAAAGAACCCATTTCATTATTCATATAATAATTATTTGCCCCTGTTCTTACACTTGCTCGATAACTAAAAGCTGCGTTTTTAAAATTATTTTCATAAACAACTTTTGCAGTAAATTTACCACTATAACCATCTCCATTATAATTTTGTATTGTATCAGCAGGGTTTCTGTAAGGATAATTTGCACCATACATTCTAAAAGACAAATAAGAAGTAAAATTGTCATTAGCTGATTGATAACTACTACCATTGTAATTACCTGTAGCAATACCTCTAAAATCAGCTCCTGTCATTACACTTGAACCATTTTTATAAGGTTTAAATCTTATATTATAAGATGTATCATTTGTTACACCTACACCATAAAAATGTATTTCGTAGGCTCTAATTTGACTCGCATCTAAATCAGACGGTTTAGAAATGATTACACTTGAACTTACACCACTATCTCTTCTAAAGTCTACAGCTCCACAGAATACTTTTGGCTCGCCTCCTGTTACTGCTATCTCTACTGAAGGGAATCTAATATCCGTTTTACTAATAGCTTGTCCTATTATAGGATTATCTACATTGCTATCAATATCTGTCCCACCTGTTGTAGTAGTTACTACTGTTCCTGTATCAGAAACATAATAATTAGTACCAGAAGTTAAACCACTTCTATTATGTATAATACCTTCACTATCTTTACCAATAACTTTAATAGATTTTCCTATTGCACCTGCTGTTTCTGCAACTCCATAAAAGCTTGATTTATTAGTAGAGCTTGTTGTTAATGAATGTGGTAGTACTCCTGTTTTGAGTTCAGCACTAGTGTCCCAAGTACCTCCGTCATCATCGTCTATGTATATACCCATCCAATAACCGCCTTTAGGGTCAGTTACTGCAGCAACACTTTGAGTATCAGGTATAGCCCACATACCTGCATATGTATAAGCTGAATCACTTGTAGCATCAAAACCACTATTATTAGATACCTCTGTAACACTATCTTGAGTTGTACCAGTAAAAGTATATACTCTTATTGTATTGTTTATACCGTATCGTGTCTTCCAATTATAATTTGAGTAAGTATAAAGGCTAGATTGAGTAACAAGAAATAATTTTTTATTTAAGAAATCATATACCATAGGAGGAACGCCTGATGCATTAGCAGCCGATCCTGAACCATTACTACCTGATATAATATTAACCCAGTAACTAGAAGAAGGACTATCGCCAGTAGTATTATATACACCTACTTTTTTATAATAACTATTAGTGCTGTTTTCAGTTTGCATAGCAAAAAAGACTTGACCATGACCATCACAACTTAATGCACCACGAGGATTATCATTTAGAGAATTAGTTCCTGTATATATACTACTTGGTCCATAAGTTCTTGAAGCTGCACTATTTCCTAGCGTAAATTTAGTTGATGTTAATTCACTATTACTACCTAAACAGAAAACAATACCTACATTATTAGTGTGATCCCATGCTAGTCTAGTAAATTTAGAAGCATGACTTTGTGTACTAGTATACCCACTAAAACTGGTACGATATACAGATGCTGTAGAATATGCAGAACCACTCCAAGAGAGAGTCCATCTGTTAATATATAAACTACTACTATAACGATTACACCCTAGCATTTCGGTAGCATCATCAGTAGATGTATCATATATTGTAGTATCTCCACCGTGATTATTTACATAGTTTCCACTGCTATCATTTGGTGCTACCCAATGGGCACTACCACTTACATTATGTTTGGTAACAGTACCATCACTAGTTATAGTAAATACAGTATGCTTCCATCCATTTGATGTCATATAAGCTGCTAAAAATGTACCTCCTGCAGCTTCATTTAAGTTAGAAATCCAACGCATTCTTGGTTGCATTTTTTCATTTGCACCTAGTCCAAGACTTGCTCTACCTTTTGTTGTCCATGAGCCACTCCCATTATGAACAAAAGCAGTATATTGATAATCATAAGATACTTGCCAATATGCGTTAAAAAGGCATAAGAATCTACCATCTGTAGAACCACCTATAGCCATATTTTTACCGCCACTATTAGGTTGATAAGTAGTTCCTGGATTTATGCCACTTCCTGCTGATTGGATAGCAGACACAGCAGCAAAATCATAATTTGTTGTTGTAGTAGTCTTTTTAACTTTTTTAGCTGTACCGTCAGATTCTTTAGTAACCAAATCTCCTATAGCAATAGCATCTGATCCTGCAACAGTCATATCAATACTAAGATTACCTGGAGCATTATCAATATTAGAACCATCTCCTGTTAATTGATTTTTAGCTACTTGTAATTGTGTAGCACTTATAGCTCTACCTATAAACTGTATACCAGAAGTGCCTACAGCTCCTGCCCCAGAAGTAAAGTAAGAAGCTCCAATAGTTAAAGAACTTTGATTTGCATTGACACCTCCAGGTATTGTAATTTTACCTGTAGCTGTATCCGATATTGTTTCAGCAGCTATACCTAAGAAATTAGTAGAAGTTAAATTTGTAGTAGCTGCAGTTGGCATTGTTACTACATTATAGTCATAATCTCCTCCTGAATCTATAACACTAGCAATAGTTTTTGTACCTGCTGATGCTGTATGAACAATACTATTTGCTGTAACTGTAGATAAATCTGTTTCTGTACCAAAAGTAGCAGTACCATTAATATCTAATATTATTGATCTAGTAACAGGTTTATTATTACTACTATTTTTATAGCCTATTAAAGTAGTCTTAGTAGTAGGATTATAATCTATAGTTTGATTATTAGATGTTGTTGAGTATTGTTGAGCAGAACCCCAAGTAACTGCAGTACCGCTAAGTGTACCTACATATATTTGTCCTGTATTAGATGTATAAAGATTTAAAATAAATTTAGAAATTTCTTGGTCATAAACTAAACTATGACCATTAATTATAAATGGAGTAGTTGCTTCAATCGCTATAACAGGAGTTTCAAAACTTAAAGTAGTTCCTGAAATACTACCGACAGCGTTGTATGTATAACTATTAGTACCACTATCCCTATAATTAACAAGAACTTTACTATTTAATGTGTCATATGCTACACTATTATATAGTGAATTATTAGAAGTTATTTCAACTTCTGAGCCTAAAGTTAAAGTAGTATCACTTACTGTAACGACTCTAGCTTTAAGACCGCCACTATTTAATTTATAAACAACTATTGAGCCTACATCTTGAGCATAAGCTGCTGAAAAATAATCACCTGTAATAGCAGAAGTAGCAAAAGTTGAAGCACTGCCAAGTGTTGCTGTCCCATTTGCCGCTAATGTAATTGCTCTACATGTACCTGCTGAACTGCCGTCACTCATAAACACAATAGTAGCTTGTTGTACTTCATCGTATACAGCATGTAGTGATGTAACTGTACCACTTGTTAAATCTGTAGCTGAACTCCAACTAATAGAATCTCCAGACATAGTACCAACTCTAAATACTGCTTTATATGGACTTCCTGAAATTCTATAAACTGCAATTAACTTATCTCTATAAGTATCGTAAACAATTTCAATTTGATTTGTATCAGCACCGCCTACACTAGAGGATATTTCTGCTGAACTACCTACTGCAAAAGCAGTAGCTGTTTCTGCAACTTGTTTTGCTTTACCTGCTGCTGTTAATATAACAGGTTTACCTGCTGTAATAGCACCATCAGCTACAAGAGATTCTACACCTCCTGAAGCTTGATCTACCCAAGCTAATGCATTAGAACCATCTGTTTTTAAAACTTGTCCATCTGAACCATCTGCATTAGGTAATACCCATACTTCGTTAGATGATATAGCATCTGGAGCTTTAAACCCTACATAGTTTGCACCATTAGCTGCTAATTCTTGGAATCTTAATTCTGTACCATTTCCTGCACTAGAACCATGTGGAGCAAAGCTAATACCATTTGCAGCTACTATAGCTGTAGTGTCATTACCGTCTTCATCATATTCTATACTTACATCTTGATCTGAACCAAGATAAATTTTCTTATCATCTGCAATATATAAGTCACCCCATTCAAGAGAGGATGTACCTAAATCAGCACCACCTGAAGCATCAGGTACAACAGAAGTTTCTGCTGTAAATGTGTTTGTTCTAATTCCAGAAGTACCATTATCAATAGCACCAAATCCTGAAGTAATAGAACCACCATCTAATGCTCCTACAGAAGTTATGTTTGTTTGTGCAGCAGTTTGTAGTGTACCTGTAATATTACCAAATACTACATTACCTGCACTACCACTAAATACTTCTGAAGAGTTTGTAGCATCTGGTATAAATGTAAATGCACTTGCAGAATCATCATACCCAAAGAAACCTACTTTAGCATCAGAACCATTATGCCATCTAAATTCAATACCTCTATCTTTATTGTCATCAGAACCTGGAGCAGAATCTCCACCTAATGTAAAGATAGGATCATCAATAGTTACTGTAGTAGAATTTACTGTTGTTGTTGTACCGTTTACAGTAAGATCCCCAGTAACAATTATATTACCTGCAGCAGTAGTATTAGCACCACTAAATGTTAAAGCAGTTGTAGTACCTGATTTAAGTATTAAATTACCTGAAGTATTAGTAGCACTACCAAATGTAGTACCTGCATCTTTAAATACTATATCTCCACCATCAGCGTCTAAAGTAACATCACCTACTGCATCAATAGTTACTGCACCACTAGATGTTATATTAGCAGAATCTACACTAGCATAGTTACCCATGTAACCGTGAGAAGAACATTGATAATATAATGTGCTTGGAGTTTGGTCTGTAACTGCTATAGTTGTATGAGCACCTGCAGTACCAGGTGTACCGCTAGTTGTAACACCAGTTGTATAAGCTATAGTTTTAGCAGCATCTAAATAAAATCTTAATGGGTGTCCACTATTACTAGAATCTGCTTGGTCAAATTTATAAAAATACTCTGTAGAGGATGTAACACTATCTACACCATGTAATTTAATAGCAGGAGATTCTACACCATTTAAGAAATAACCACTAGAGCTACCATCTGAATAGTATGGATGAGCTGCAGTTTTAGAGGCCACAGTAACTGTAAATACTACTGGACTACCTGTAGGACCATATATACCTGCTGAAGCATCTGCAGATAATATACCTACATCTGTTATATCTTTTCCTTGTGCATCTAAGTCACCGCCTAACTGTGGTGTAGAGTCTTCAGAAATATTAGATATAGCACTTGATGTAGCAAGACCTGATACTAAATTAGATCGTGTAATTTTCTTTAAACCACCACCAGAAACATCTACTGCCATCAAAATATCATCACTAGCAACAGTGCTTATTTCAGATAAATCTCCCACAGCAGTAGGCTCAAAATCTGTACCATCTGCAATAAGAAGTTTACCTGCAGTGTTAGAAGCCATAGCTAATTTACCATTTAAGGTAAGTGTAGTACCATCAAATGTAAGATTAGACTCACCATCTAATTGTGTTGTAGTTGAAGAAACAGTAACTAATTCGTTTTCTGTAGCATTGTTTATAGTAGTTCCTGTATCATTAGCCCATGATATAGTTCCAGAACCATTTGTTTTTAATATTTGATTAGCTGAACCATCTGATGTAGGTAAGGTTACGGATGTAGTACCAAAACCTATTGCATCAATATAGGCTGTACCGTCTACATATATATCTTTTATTTGTTTTGAAGAAGTACCAATATCTACAGTATTATTAGTTACAGGAACTAATGCACCTGCACTACTTAATTCTAAATACTCTGTTAGTGTACCATTTAAAGATGTAGAGAAAACAATTTTAGAATCTTGTGATGATGCCGTTGCGGTAAATGTCTGTTCTTTTTTAACAGCTATTTTAGCAGCATCTACAGTATTGCCACCTGTATCTTCTAAATCAAATCTAAGTGAAGCTATACCTGTGGTGTCTGAAGCATCGCTTTCATTTCTAAGAACAAGGGCTACAAACTCACCGTCAGTGTCTTGAGTAGATAATACTGAAGCACCTGTTTGAGGTTTAAATTTTACATCTTCTCCAGAACTTCCAAAAAAGAAAAATCCATTTACATTTATATTACCTGCTAGTTGTGTAAGACCTTCAGCAGCAGAAATAGAATCATCTACATATACTTTTCTTGCAGCATCGCCATCTGCACTAGGAGCAGCAAGACCTGTAATAGAATTACTACCCATAGCTAAATTACCACTCATAGTAGTGCCTGCAAGAGCATCTATGTTAGCTGTACCGTTAATATGCAAGTCTTTAAATTGATTACTTGATGTACCTAAATCAATATCATTATCTGTAACTGGTTTAATAACACCATCAGCAAAAGTAACCTGTCCAGTTCCTCCTGCAGTAAATGACATTTCATCTGTGCCTGAGAAGTATAGACCTTGATTTGTATCACCTGTGTTTGTAATGACTGGAGCAGAAGCTGATCCATCAGGTAAAGATACTACACCTGCAGATAATGTAACACCCTCGTGTACTTCAAGAGTATCTATATAAGCAGTTCCATCAATATAAAGATCTTTAAATTCTAGTAAGCTAGTTCCTAAATCAATATCACTATCTGTTACAGGAACGATTGCACCATCTTGTATTCTTAGTTGTTCTACAGCAGAAGAAGATACTTCTACAAAGAAACCATGTCTGTTATTAGCTGTATCAACAACTATTTTATTTAATGCATCTACATCTGCTAGTATACCAACATAAGCACCTTCAGTAGATGTGCCATCATGATTATGGCCTCCACTAAATGCAAATGCTGCTAATAATGCGTCAAACTCACTATTAAGTGGGGCTGCTGTAATTACCTCACCATCTGCGATACTACTTGAACTTTGTCTTGTATATCCTGCCATTATCTTACTCCTGCCTCTCCATATTGTACTGCAAATCCAAAAATAGTATATGGATTTGCTGATGCTGTTGTAACAAACTTAAATTGTATAGCGTGTCCTGAACCTTGTATTCCTTGTCGTATTACAGGTTTAGTAGCACCACCGTACACAAAACCTGCGGTATTATATGGTGTTTGTGTATCTCTATACTCTGCATAACCTCCTGTTGAATTTATTGTATAATCATCAGGACTAGAATAATCAGAGTCTAACCAATCATAGTCTGCTGTTACTAAAAACGTATTGTCTCCTTCTGGTCTAGTAAATATAGTTACTTGTGAAAATATTTTTCTTTGTTCTGTATTTCCAAAATCTAAAAAAGGAGATTGAAATGTAGCATAAACATTATCATCTTGAAACGTTCCGCCTTGTTCTTGTCTGTATACAAAACCGCTATGGTCTCCGTGTAATACAAACTCATCATCTCCTATATAGCCACTAGTTACACAATTAGCTTGAAACCCTCTTAATTCACTAAACTCCCAACCCATTCTTTGATCTGAAGTTCTTAGACCTCCTAAAAATCCTCCTGTATTTTTTGCAGTTAATGTACTTTTACCAAAAAAATATCTAAATTGTGATTTTTCTCTTACCACTGTAGCTACTAATTGATTAAAATTAAAATCAACATCTATTAACTGTAATGTTTGTTGTATATTTTTTGATATTGTTGCTAATTCAATATCACCTATTCTTTCTGTACCTTGTATAGTTCTTATACCATCTGGTGCTAAAAATAATACATCACCACCTATTTCTACCACACTGTCACTTGCAACACAACCTACACTATTAGATACTTCTTGTATTACAAAAGAATTTATACTGTCTCCTGTTAGTTTTCTTATATTTGTTTTTCCAAAAATATAAACAGCATCTCTAAATCTTTTTAGTGCCATTATATCAAAACCAACATTTATACTTCCTGCTCCTCCTGCAGCACTAAAATCACTATCGCTATTTGGTGCTGTAAAAACAAGCAGTTGTGGTTTTTGACTCATTCCTGCAAAAAATAATCTATTTTTATATGTTTCTGCAAAAGATGCATTGTCTACATCTGATGAGCCATTTAATTTTGTCCAAGTAGTATCTACTAATCTCATAGGAAAGTTGATACCATCTGTTAAAATAAGAGACTTATTTCCTGTAAAAGAATGCGTTAAACCTCTTACTCTTAATACGTCAGTAGCTGATTGCCCTGCTGTTAAACTTGTTGAAGACCAACCAGACCCTGAACCATATTTTAATACATCATAATCTGTGCCTGATGATTTTTTTCTAGCAGCATATACAGCATCATTATATATAAATAATCCTAGTACTGCTCCTGTACCTGTAGGGCTAGTATGACTAGCATCTAAATATTTATAACCACTTATTCTTCTATAACCACCATAAGGTGATACTTCAAAATTAACAAGTTTTGTAGCAGAGCCAGGTGCAGTGTCACTAAGAGTTAAAAAATCTTCGTTAGTATACAATCCTCCTCTACAAGGTATTTTTGCTACGGCTAATCTATCAGTCATTAATCACTTGCGATACTCTAGTATCCCTCATCCGTATATAACGATTTATTAAGATAGTTCGCATTTTTTCTATACCCTCATCAAAATTTCTTTTAGATAATGCTGCTAATTCTGCATTATCTCTCATCATATATAAATGATACATAGTGCCATCTATAAGTGTATTTTTAAATTGTGAAGAAACTTCTGGAATATCAGTTCCTGCACTTAATTCTGTAGCTGTTTTAAAATAAGTATATTTAACTACATATGCTTTATCTGGTGTAGGACTTACGCCTAATCTATAGTCAGGAGTTAAATAAACAAATCTTGGAATTTCAAAATC